CGCTCCATGTCCGGCCGTCAGGATCTGTAGTCCACATATCCTCGACATCATCACCGCACCCGGTCTCCATCACCGACCAATCACGATCCCCGAGAAGCGCCTTGAACGCTCGTTGCCCGCGTTTCCCCTTGTCCCGGCTGGGCTTACCCATTACGGCTTTTCCTCCGGCACGATTCCCAGCACAACGGCCTTAGCAGCGGCGCGGGCAATAGCGGCGATGCTTTTGTAGTCCACCAGACTATGCCCGCCGACGGCGTCGTCCCATGCATCCCAAGCGGCCTTTTGCTTTTTGGTTAACATCCGGGCCGGCTTAAACGTGCATTCATTCAGCAAGGCACGTTCCAGGATCTCAACCAGATCCATACCCGCCGCATGTAATGCTTTCCGGGCTGGGTCAATATCGTACTCGATCGACCACTGGCCCGGCTTCACGGTTATCATGTGTGTGCCATAGGGCAGGGAGTTCAGGTCAATCTCTTCACGTGCCGGGTAGTAACGTCTCCCGCGTTTCTCGTAGTAGGTCATCTGATCACCTCTACCCGGTTAGCGGCCTCCTGGTCCACACCCTGCCACCAGCAGTAAAGCATCATGAGGCAAATGGCCAGGGCGTCCGGGATTGCCTTTTTGAACCGTTGGATCATCTTTCTCCCTCGGTTTGTGCAATGCCCTGAATCGTTCAGGTGTCGCATTCCTGATTCTGGTTTTGTCCTTGCCACCAACCATCGCCATCATGCCGATGCGTCTGGCTTTTTCGTAGCCGTATCTCGCAAGAGCCACCGGGTGTATTTTTTGCTCGCTCGGCCCCCATATCAAGTCGGGGCGGTCAGTCCGCACGGCGTAAAGCCAAGTCGCTTTTCGGCTCAGATGTCCATAATGGCCCTGCTCGACATGGCAAGTCCAGCCGCCGAACTCATCGGCCTGTACCCACCCTCCATCTCTTGCGGGTGTGGCCAGTCCGAAGTAACGCCAAGCGCGGGAGTAAGCAGGATGCTCGACGACCCCGCCGTAGTTGCGGGCTGCGGTCAGTGCGGCGGCGAAACATCCACCATCTTCGCCCATCCGATATTGGTGCGGTTTGTTCGGTGCGCCATGCCAATATTTCCCCCACCTTTGACACGGAGGATGCGCTACCACTGGGAATGGTCCTCTATAGTTTCGGGCGTCCCTCAATTCATCCCAAGGGTCAACCATCTCCTGGTTGTAATACCCGCCACCAGCCTCCACGTAAAGAGCGGCAATCGGCTGTCGCGGCGCGCGTTTGAGTTGGCAAACGGCCAAGACTTTGACTTCGCCAGCCGTGCAGTCGCCGGCAAAACCCACAGATGCGTTATTTTCCCACATGGGCTTGATGTGTTTCATTTTACCAGTCCCGCCGCTGCCAATTTTGCAAGAACGGCATCAGACGCCTTGCCGTCATGCACGAGCCGCGAAATAGAGGCACGCCAAACCCCGGCCCGCGAGGCCATTTCCTGAAAGTCAATCCCTGAATATTTCAGTGCGATCAACTGTTCTTTGGCGTGTTCCCGTTTCCGCCTATTGTTTGTTTTCATGCTGTTAATTAACAGCGAGCCGGTGAGGCTGTCAAGTACAAATTTCATGAAAAATGCTTGACATGACTCCCGGATGAGGGGTAAGAGGTAATCTACCGTGGGGAAAATGCCCGTGTCGGCTAGCCGATACAAAAACCCGGTCCAGAAACGCGGTGTTAAATTCAACTCACGTGGAGGCGTTGGAATGAGCGATTTAGAATGGCAGCAAGACCCGTCAAAGGACAGAATGACATGGCAAGAAGCTATAGCTTATGCCGAGTCTATTGGTGATGGCTGGAGACTTCCGACGGTTCAGGAGTTGATCAGCCAATTGGACTTCACTAAATCTAGCCCAGCGACTTCAATGCCAGGCTGGGGACTTCACTGGTATTGGTCGTCCACTACCTACGCCGGCTACCCGAACCACGCGTGGGCCGTGCTATTCGGCAACGGCTTCGTCCTCAGCGGCGTTAAGGGCCTCTACAATTATGTGCGTTGCGTTCGGGAACCCAGTTAGTAGTTTTTGAACCTCCCCATATCTAAAGCCAGGGGATTGCGCTCACCTTTTCACAACTAGTTCCGAGCCTGGGCCAGGAAGCTAGAGAGAATTACACACCGGAAATTCCCAAGGATTGAACATTATTGGATCGCCGATGGGCTAGATGCAGTTGAGCATATATAATGCTTACGGGAATTTTAGCTTTGTTTTTGCTGCATCTTTGTGCGCTTGGTTCATTTTGCAACACATGGTTCATCTTGCAACACAATCTTTGTGCGCTTGGTTCATTTTGCAACACATGGTTCATTTTGCAACACATGGCCCACTTTTTCGATTTTGCCACCAGATCGCACCATGCCACGGTTGCCCCAGGTAAGGGCCATGCTGGGCAAGCTTACCTCTTCCACCACGGCGTGGCCGTCTGCATGTCCAGTAGTATGGCCTGTTGCCTGTAATGCGCTTCACCCCACGCCACCAGCTTCGGATTGGTCCCCAGCCTTTCAGCTATTTGCACCAGGGCAATTACCGTAGGATCAGTAGCGATTGGAGCGGGGCAGCCGGTTGATACGTTCCGCCTGGTCGCGCAGCTTGTCGCCAATAGTGCCAGGAGCAATAGGATGTGACATGATTTTCGCATTGCGTTCGGCCCTCTCAACCGCTATAGCGTTGATTTTGTTGCGTTCCGATATTTGACCGTTACGCCGGGCAAAGAAGGCAACTGCCCACGCAAGTAGGATTATCAGGACAGTTACCCATAGCATGGTCACGGTTTACCACGCAATTTCGGATTTAGTAACCAAGCGCAGCACCATGTTGATGCCGCCCAGGATGACCCCCTGCATCTCCAAGGAAAGAATCTGTTTACCGGTTATACCTTGCGCCACGATGGCGACCACGGCCAGCACGTTTACCCACAGGGTTTTGGAAGCATACCACTTTTTTTCGTCCATTTTTTCGTCCATTGTCATTCTCCTCTAAAAAAATAGGCTTTCAAGCCAAGTTAACAGCCGCCACCAGAATCTTATCTTTTGTCTACCTTCGTCAGTCCAGGCGCCGGCGGAAGGACTTTCAAGCCGAAAGGGGCGGAGGCGGCACTCTCAACGCCGTCAGCGGTGTACGCTGTCATCGTGTAGGGGAACAGTCCATATCCGAGCGTATCAGAGCAGGTCATGGTCCGAGCCGCCGGATCATCCACCTTGCAAATCGGGATGGCCCCGCGATACAGTCGGAAGCCGGCCACCTCCGGGACTCCAGAAGGGTACGTCCAGGTAGGCTGAATCTGCACCGGAATTGCCGCGTAGCACAAGATCGCACCCATCAGCAGAACAGTTAAAAACATCCAGACAACGTGAACCAGTTTCATGTCAGCAATGCCCCCAACAGCCCACAACTCGCAACAGGTCGACCACACGGCCCACCCATCCACCGAACGCCTCCGGCTGCGATTTGCGGAGAGAATAATAATGGAAAAGCCTTTGATGGAACACAAGCAGCGCCATACTCTTCGGGTCCGCCCTTTCAATGGCCTGTAGTGTCTTGACACCCATGATTCCATCAGTCGCCAGGCCGGCCCCGGTCATCATGTTGATGATAATCTGGAGCCATTTCACAGTCCGGGCAACCCCGCAGTTAACGGCGGTGTCGAATACCAGCACGGCCAGGGCCGGATGGAGCTGCGTCGCACCCACCTTGTTATAGTAGTCAGTTTCGTAGATTTTTTCAATTTCGGTGTCGGTCAGGTTGGCAATGTCAAGATGCGGATAGGCTTTCTGCGATATACCGCGCTTAGTTAATCCGCCTGAATCTGTGGTAATACCGCCTTCTTTGGAGATGGTGAAATCAAGGCACGTTCGCAGTTTGGCATCCATTCAGTCTCTACTCCTTGCGTTGTTTCAGCCATTCAAGTTGAGTAGCGGTGGAACCCTCAAACCTGGCATTGTCGGCCTTATGTCTGGAGAACGCCTCGTTTATTGCATCCAATTTGGTCAACACAGCCTGGTTACTGGTTCGCACCTCAGCGCTCATCCAGGTGACTGTGGCAATG